GCAAGGGTTATACTTGAACTGGCACCATACGGCCATTCCAAGTGTTTCTCGAATACGAAGAATATGTAAATGCTTCGTACGTGTCAGAAGACGAGGACATGAGCTCAGAGAGCCCAGTGACGTTACTTGCTGTAAATACGTCAAAACCAAGCTTCTGAGCCTCTTTGTACAACTCGGTTACGATCTCTCGTCTACCAGTGTCATACGCATGAAAGCGCCGAGATGGATCTCCGGTAAGCAAGTGCAATATGAGAACACTAGCCATGGGGTTATCCATTGCATGGGCGGCCATGCGACTAAGCCTGAGAAGCTTAATGTCGCCTGGCACGTACCGCTCATGGTACAAGAGTCTAGCAAGAGTGATATGTATTGGTCTATACCACGCTCCAGCTTCAGTCCAATATCTACCAAGGTAGTATGGAACGTCAGCAGTGTAATTCATCCTGGAATGATCAGAATAAACTGCAACCTTCGACTTGTCCGGACTCATGCAGAGTCCGAGCTCGCTTGCAAAGCGAGACCACTGCTTGAGGTCTACTGGGTTTTCTGTGCCGATGATAGCATCATCACCAAGCACATGAGCCCGTACGTATCCCTCTACACCACTTCTATCTTGTGCATAAAAGATAGAAAGCAAGTTCACCATGGAATCAATGATGTTGGTAAACCAACTACCACTTGGGACGCCACGGTGAGTGATGTATACGTTACCATCAGGCATGAGAATAGGTGTGTTAATAAAATAATTAACCATAGTATCCCAAGCTTGCTCATCAAACTCATTAAGCAGGAAACCTGCTCTCAGAATATCAAAGCAATCCCGAATCATGAACTCGGGGATGGTAGCGTCAAACGCGGAGAAGTCTGTCTCTAGAATGTACTTCGAACGACGAGCGTCCGCAGTCATCTGTCCAGTGTCAGCCAACCCATCTGCGTATGAAACGCACTTAACGGATGTCTTAATCCTATCGATCACAATAGGAGCAAACATACCTTCAATCAACGTCATAGACATTGGATAGGCGAAGACCAGTCTGGTTTTCGGACCAGTTGCTTTCTGTTGAACTCTAACCGCAGCCACACAAGGTGGACAACGACGTTGGGTTCTCACAAGCCGACTTGCTTCTTTAAGGCCACGTACTTCATCAGTCTCCTTCTTACTCATCAGAGGAAAACCAGATGACTTACGACCTTGGAACGGGATCTCTCCCTCGGACAGGGGGTTGGGCTTGACAGCCCAAAAGCTCGAGCTAGCGAATATCGCTCGAACTCTTGTCAAGGCCCTTTGATAAGAGACCTTGTTTGTTGTGCGTGAGCCAGTTTTGATGGAATACCGAGCCAGAGCTGTAAACAGTTCTGGTCCATCAACCTGTGACCTATTCCACAAGTGGGGTTGGTCAACAACTTGTCGCATTAGCGCAACTTCAGCAATAGTAAGGCCACACTGGCGCAGTTGATCTTGAGACTGAGGACTGCCATCTGAAACCAAAGTTTCATAAGCAGAAACAATCTCATCTGCGCGGCTCCGGAGACCGGGGTCAGACATGATCTTATCCGTGTTTGATGCTCCACGAATATGCGCAAAATGCGCCTTGACACCTGGTACAGTGTCTAGATCAATACTCCCGATAGCCATTTTAG